AACTTGCCACAGAGAAAGACAAAGCAATCAGCGGGGTATGACATTGAAAGTGCCGTTAATGTTGTAATCACACCTGGCGAAACAAAATTGATTCCAACCGGAATAAAAGTGTATATGGATGAAAACGAGTGGCTGGGGATCTATATAAGGTCAAGCCTTGCAATTAAATATAGGCTTATTTTAGCAAACAGTGTAGCAGTAATTGATTCAGACTACTACAACAATCTGGACAACGAAGGACATATCATGATGGCGCTTAGAAATACGTCGGGTTCGCCTTGCACTATAAAAGTAGGAGACAGGATCGCACAGGGAATATTCCATCGATATTACAAGGTGGATGATGACAGTGCTGATGGTGATAGGACCGGCGGGATAGGAAGTACAGGGAAATAGAGCTACATGAAAAAGAGGAAAAAATGAAAAAGATAGAGATAACTTTTGACGAAAAAGGAACGCACATTAACGTCAACGGAATCGGTAAAGATGAAATAAAAAGTGCCGCCTATGCATTACTACATAAGATGCATGAAGATTTTGACGTGTCAAACAGAGAAATAGTAGTAATTATTGATGATTTTTTTTATCAAATAGAGTACGAAACATGAGTAAAAGTAAAGAAGAAGCAGTAATGCAATATGCAATAGCAGAACACTTTGGTAATAAAAATATTGTAATACCGAATGTTAGCTTTGCGAGAACATCATGCAGAATAGAAAAATATGATAAAGACGGTTGCTTTATCGGATATGAATACCCGTTTGCTGGAGTTACACATGAAGCCGATTTAATATGGCTAAATGAAAATGATTATTTAACGGAGGTTGAAATCAAAGCCAGTTATAGTGACTTCTTAGCAGATTTTAAAAAGAATGAGAATCACATGACAAAGTACACGAAGGCAATCTATTATGCATTTCCGCATAACATGTACAAAGAAAATGAGGGAAAAATCAAGAAAGTGTTGCTTGAAAAATTTTCAAAAGCAGGAGTAATTATTGTTGATGCAGAAGAAATGGCAGTAGACATAATAAAGAATTCTGAACATTTCAATGTTGAAAAGATACCGATTGAAGTAAAAATTGGGTTGATGCGGATCGGGTGTCAGAAATGGTGGAGGAGAAAATGAAACAAGAAAAGGAAGAATGGGTAGTAGGACTTGATGAAGATCATTTTAACTGTGACGATACATATCCGAGCAAAGAAGAGGCAATAAAAGCGGGACGGGAAGAACTCATGAATGCCGAACCGTATAATCCCAAATCTTATACAAGTTATTCAGAGGTTTTTCATGATGATATTGACGATGATATTATGTGCTTCTATATCGGTCGGATAACAAGTCCATGCCCAAAGGTGTATGCAGATGATGTCATTCAAGATTTAACGGATAGGGCATATGCGATTTACGGAGAATATGCCGAAAGCTTTCTTGAAGATGTCAATAGTAAACAGAAAGAAGAACTTGAACGCGCAGTCAATAATGTTATTCAGAGCTGGATTGATAAACACGGTTTAAATATCAATGCATTTTTAGTTGAAGATGTGGAGCAGGTGAAAGTATGAAAACACTAAAAGAAGAAGTAATTGAATTACTGATGAAAAGAATTGGCATTGCAGAAAATGAAGAATTTGAAGCTCAATTTGCACATGAAGAATGCCAGGTCAATAAGTTTTGTAACGGAGAATTGCTTACAAAAGTTAATGAAGAATGGCGTGATAATTCAATGTGGGCGGTTTTTGTAAAATATTTCGATGTCTATGAATTTAAAGTGAAGCCGTTCAAGCCGAAAATTGGCGACTGGTATTATTACGTTAATATTTCTGGTGAACTGATTTACGAAGAGTTTAAGAAATTTAACACTTTTGATCATCTAAATAGAGCAATGGGAAATTGCTTTAGAACAAAAGAATTAGCAGAGGCGCACAAAGAAGAAATTTTAAAAATACTGAAGGGAGAAGGTTATGAATGAACCAATAATAAGTCCGTGGATATTCTATGTAGCCGATGTAGTAGGCAGTATAAATTTAGTTATTAATGTTTTGATGTGGATTTTGTGCATAGCTACTGCGATTGCATTTTGCGACTATATGTCAAGTAGAAGTCCGTATAAAGAAGCCGAAACTATTCAAAACCAGAAAACATTTCATTCGTTATTAAAGGTACTTGTCATTGTCACGATATTAAATATTATGATCCCGGCACGAGACACTTTCTACAAAATGACTGTTACAAACTATATAACACCTGCGAATATAGATAAAGCAAGTGATATCGTAGATAAGATAACAGACAAGATTATTGAAAAAATAAACAAGAGGGATAAATGATAAAAAACTTTAAAACCGGACGGGAATATCTACAGGAGATATATAATCAACATCGGCGGTATTTATCGGTGCAAAGGGAGCTTGCGGAATGTAAAGCACATATTTATCAAATAAAAGGGCAGAGATATGAAAAAGACAAGGTTTCCGGCGGAATACAGCCCGACCTATCAGACAGAGTAATACTCGTAGAAAAATACAAAGAAATGGTTGAGCAAGAACATGAAGAGCTCATTATCATGAGGATAGAAGCACGAAGACTGATAGACATGATAAAAAACGATGACGAAAAAACAATACTGCGGGAATGGTATTTAAATCACAGGTCATATAGAGCAATATCAAGAACAATACGCATAAGCAGGAATAATATCACAAAAACAAAAGAAGCGGCAGAAGTAAGCTTTGAGATAGTATTTCAAAAACTGAAAAGAAAGATACATATTGACAATAAATAAAAAAAGAAATCCATCGAAAGGTGGATTTTTTCAATAAAAAAATATAAAAATGCTTGACAATACATAAGAAAAGATGTATAATAAATACAGAAAGGAGGTGAGAATGATAGAAAAGCAAGACTGGCAATGGCTAATTACAATCGTGATTAGCGTAATCGTCCAAATATGGGCGGTGAAAGCCACAAAGCAAAAGCCCTCAAATCGGAAACGGCGTAAACGAAACCGATAAGAAGGGCAACGGGTAGGAGGGCGCAAGCCCTCTACTACCTTTATTATATCACAGGAGGTAGAGAAAATGAAAATATATGACATTGTATTTGCTGTAGCCGCTATTATGGGATTATATTTTATAGACTTGGATAAACATAGTATCGAATGCTTAATAAGCGGTTTAGTTATCGGAGGATATGTAGGATGGAGAATGTCAAAATAATTGAAGAGGTTATGACGACCGCGGAAGCGGCGGCGTTATGGAACATACCTGTTGTCACAGTCAAACAGGCATGCTCTGGACAAAGAGGGTATCCATCAAGGTTTACTGCGGAAGAATGCCGCAAGTCAGGGCATATCTGGTTGGTGACACGTGCGGGAATGGAGCGGGTTTATGGAAAGATTTAATCAAAATATAATAAAAAAATGCCAAAAATGCCAAAAAGACCAAAAAAGACAGAGTAAGGTGTGATAAGATTAAGATGCGAAAATTGAATAGAAGAACTGCAAAGCCATGTAGCCGCTCAGAAACGGGCGGCTTTTGCATTTATTTCCGGCGGTACAAACTGCCTGACGGGAGCAACATGAGAAGAGCATTGCGAGAATGCGGACATCCCGGATGTCACACATTAACGAGAGAAAACTATTGTGATAAACATAAACAATTGCACATAAGAAATCCGAAAGAGTTTGAGCGGGAGTCACCGACTAAACGGGGATACAATTACAAGTGGACGAAGGCACGCAAAGTATTTCTGGCGCAGCATCCTGTCTGTGAGTGTCCAGAGTGCAAAGCCTCAGGGCATCCGCTGCCAGCTAATGTAGTTGACCATATTATTCCGCACAGAGGAAATCAGAATTTGTTCTGGGATGAGAATAACTGGCAGGCGATGAACAAGAGATGCCACGACAAGAAAACAGCGAGAGAAAACGGCGGATTCGGGAATAAAATTAAAGCTTGACAGACCACCCCCTGGTCAAAAATGTTTTGACCGGATGCGACAGTACCGTGCGCCTCCTATTTTGTGAAAAAAGTTCGGGAAATGGACCTTACATTAAACTCATGCATTGAAATGTCAATTATGCGCAAATAGCAACATTAAAAAGAAAGGAGGGATAACATGGCCGGGCGTCCAGCAAAACCCATTGATTTGCATATAGTTTCAGGCAATCCAAGTCACCTGACGAAGGCGGAAATTGAACACAGAAAAAAATCAGAAATACATCTCGGAGAACAGAAATTAGTATGCCCGGTTTATGTAAAAACGAATAAAGAAGCATACAAAAAATGGAAAGAAATCAAGAAACTTTACACCGGTTTCAAATTCGTTTCATCGGCGGACATCGGAGTGATTGCGAGGTACTGCATGGCGTTTGCGCAGTATATAGATTTAATAGAACGCCGGGACAAGATTGCTCGAATAGAATTAACAGGTGAAGAAACGACTGCAACACAGGAAATTCTTGAAGCAGAATACAGTCAACGAAAAGCCGCAAAGCTCTACGAGAAGATAGAGTACATTTTATCTACCGGTGGCATTATGGCGATGGATAAAGCGATCAACGCAAAAATGTCGGCATTGGTGCAAATGGAAGATAGATTATTCTTATCTCCACTTGCGAAAGTAAAAAATGTACCGAAAGAGCCAGAAAAGAAAGATGAAGACCCGCTAAGTAAAAGGGGTTTTGATGTATGACGCTGAAACAAGAACTGATCAGGTACAGCAAGAAATGTATAAAAGACAAAACGCATATATGCCAGAAGCATCGTTGGGCGTGTATGCGTTTTTTGCGGGATATAGAAATGGCGGGTACAAAGAAATTTCCGTATGTCTTTGATGGAGAAAGAGCGGAACGATTCTTCGCGTGGGCAGCCATGCATAGGCACACAAAAGGAATTTTAGCCGGGCAGCCTATTATATTCGAGCCTATCCGGCGGTTTATTTTCGGAAATATCTACGGCTGGGTCAATAAAGATACAGGGCTCCGGCGTTTTAAAAAAGCGTATTGGCAGGTTGGGAGGAAAAATGCGAAATCACAATCACTCGCCATAGTCGGTGATTATGAAATGATGGCCCTGGGGGAGCCGATGTCAGAAGTCTACATCGGAGCTACGAAAAGCATCCAGTCAAAAATCATTTACAATGAGATCTTGGCAATGCTTAGGCGATGGCCAGAGATGAAAGGAAAGTGGAAAGAAAGTTATGGTACCATCCGACATCTGAAAAGCGATTCGATTATCCGGGCGTTGTCAAAAGATGACGGGAAGACCGGGGATGGTCTCAATCCGCAGTGCGGTCTGATCGACGAGTATCACGCGCATCCGACGTCTGAAATATTAGATGTCATCGACACCGGCATGATGGCCAGAAAACAGCCGCTGCTGTTTATCATCACAACGGCCGGTACGAACTTCGGGGGACCGTGTTACAGAGTGGAATATCCGCTGGTAGAAAAAATCCTCAATCCGGACATTGATTATGACGTGCCGGATTATTTCTGTATGGTCAATGAGCTGGATAAAGATAAAGAAGGAAACCTGATCGATGATGTTAAAAACGAAAAATGCTGGATAAAAGCGAACCCGATCGTAGCAACGTATCCGGAAGGTATAGCAAATATAAGGAGTGCACTGAAAGTGGCGATTGAGACACCAGAAAAAATGTCATCATTTCTCACGAAAAACATGAACATTTGGAACCAGCAGTCCGGAACATCCTATATGGACATGGGGAAATGGAACACAAGAGGACGGATAGAAAATTACGACTTGTACGGACTGGACGCATATGTCGGGATGGACTTATCAAGCAAAGTCGATTTGACGTCAATCGGACTGGTTGTTCCGGCCAAAAAGGATGGCGGGACGAAGTACATCGTGATCGGTCACAGCTTCATTCCGGAAGAAACGCTGCAGCGAAAAATAAAAACAGACAGAGTGCCGTATGATTACTATGCCCGCGGCGGCTGGCTGACAATCAATCCAGGAGAGGTAGTCGATTATCGCTACATGACGAAATGGATGATAGAAACAGCAGAAGAGTTAGGGCTGAACATCAAAGAAATCTGCTATGACCCATATAATGCGACTTACTATGCGCAGGAACTTGAAAAAATGGAATATACGTGTGTAGAAGTCAGACAGGGCATGATGACGCTGTCAGAACCGACAAAATCATTTAGAGAAAATGCGTATCAGGGAAACATTTTACATTTTGAAAATCCGCTACTCGATTGGGCGATCAGTAACGCGGTCACGAAAAAAGACCAGAACGAAAATATCATGCTTGATAAAGAAAAATCAACAAACAGAATTGACCCGATAGCATCAGTAATCAATGCATTTACGCGTGCGCGGATTACGGAAGAAGATGATATGAGTGACTATATTTTGAGTGACGATTTCAGCTTATAAGGAGGACATGTGAAAAAGATACTGTACGTGATTGATGATATTTTTCTGTTCGTCGGGTGCATTCTGATGATTGCCGGCGGCGTATTGATATCTCCGATAGTCGCAGTATATACCGCGGCTATAGAGTGTCTGCTTTTGGCGTTTATCTTTGCAAAAGCACAGAAAGGCGGTGGTAAATAATGCTTTTAAGACAGATTTTCTCAAACCCGACGGACTCCGGTACACTTCTTAGCCCCGCGGACTGGCTCATATCCGCCATTAACAGTGACGGCGTAACGGCAGCAACGGCAAGTAAAAACAGCAACATTTATACGTGCGTCAACATTTTAGCCGACGACATCGGCAAACTGCCGATCCACACGTTCAGGATCGGCGGGAAAAAGACGGAAGGGATGAAACATCCCGTCGCTAAACTGCTGTATAGACGGCCGAACCCGCTCATGACACCGCTTGCGTTTAAGCGAACGCTGCAATACCATATGGGGTTTTATGGGAATGCCATTGCGTATATTGAATGGGGGACTGACGGCTATCCGAAATCGTTATGGCCGCTTGACCCGACGAAAACGACGATCCGATTAAACGTGGTATCGGGCGCGCTGACGTATACGACAAGTGATGCCAAAGGGGCAATGTATCATCTGCAGCCGCACGATGTTTTGCATTTTTACGAAATGTCAAAAGACGGGCTTATCGGTGTGCCGAAATGGCGGACATTGATTGACGAGCTGGACAGCCAGAACGCAATCAAGAAATTTCAGAGTCAGTTCTACAAGAATGGAACACTGACACACGGCGTACTGCAGGCGGCATCGAAAATCAATCCGGAAGCGAAAAAGAAACTCCGACAGGAATGGGAAAAAATCAACGGCGGTATAGATAATGCCGGACGAGTAGCAGTTCTCGACTTGGGAATGGAGTATAAGTCGCTGGGTATGCAGCTTGATCAGGCGCAGTTCATTGAAACACAGAAATTCGGGATTAACGAAGTTGCAAAGGTGTACAGAATACCGCCGCATAAACTGGCACAGCTGGACCGCGCGACGTATGCTAACGCCGAAGCAATGAGCCTTGACTACATAAAAACAACGCTTCTTCCGATATTTACGTCGTGGGAACAGGAAATTAACTATAAACTGTTCACCGAACCGGAAAGAGAAAACTATTATGTGAAATTCAACGCCGCGGCCGAACTCAGAGGCGACAGTAAGGCAAGGGCTGAATACTACAAAGACATGCTCTATGCTGGCATTTATACGCTTAATGAGATCCGTGACATGGAAGAAATGGAATGTATAGGCGACGTTGGTGATATTCATCTTGCATCGCTGAATTATACAGATATTACCGTTCTGAAAGATTTACAGCTTGCGAAAGCAAAGAACGGAACACTGAAAGGAGGTGATGATAATGGGGAAAAGGGAAAGAAGAATCAATCAGACGCAGTTTGAGATTAGGACGCTGGAAGACGGTAAAACTGTCATTTTAGAGGGGTATGCCCTCAAGTTCGGAAAACGGTCAGAGGATTTCGGAGGAGTTGATGAAATCTTAGAGCGCGGGTGCCTGGATAAAACGGACATGTCTAACGTTGTAGCGCTGATTAATCACGATCCGAACTATCCGCTGGCAAGAAATACCGTACGCGAAGGGCCCGGGCATCTAAGTCTGTCAGTAGACGACACCGGGCTGCGGTTCAGCTTGATTCCGACGGATACAGCCTATGCTAAGGACTTAATGACGAACATGGCAGCCGGCGTTGTCAATCAGTGTTCTTTTGCATTCACGTTGGCGGAAAGCGGCGCAGACTGGTCATATGAAAGCGAGAAAGACATGTACCATCGGGCAGTCAAGCATATAGAAAGGCTATGGGATGTGTCAATCGTCACGACGCCGGCATACCCGGACACCGAAGCGCAGGCTGTACAGCGGTCAATGCAGGAATCAAAAGAAGCGTATGTTAATTCTTTACGGGAAAAACAGGAAAATATCAGAAAACGGAAGCTCGATATAGAGCTGGAATTGTTAAATCAATAATTGCCGCCGAACGGCGGCTTTTTAAGTGGAGGAAGAAGAAATGACAGAAAAAGAAAGAGAATTGCGCCAGAGAATGGCGAAAGTAACCGAAGAAATCCGTACGTTGATGGCAGATAAAAAACTTGACGAAGCGGAAAGTAAAACAGCTGAACTGAGAGAACTCAAGCGGCAGCTGGAGATTGAACAAACGCTGGCAGATGTTCCGGCAACGGTTCCACCGGCGGCACGCGCGGCTGAAATCACCGACGAAGAAAAAAGAGATCTCATGTTCAGTGGGCTTGTGAAAGAGATTAAGCGCCAGATGCCGACGGACGCGGAATCTGAAGTACTGAAAGAAGCCAGAGCTGGCATGAAAGCGGGAGTTGACGCAGACGGCGGGCTTATCGTTCCGCAGGACATCTCAACTAAAATCAACGAACTCAAGAGAGCGCTAAATCCGTTGGACCAGCTTGTCACGATTACACCTACGACTACTATGACAGGGTCTCGCGTCATGGAAAAATGGGCAGAAATGACACCGCTCGAAAGTGTTGATGAAATGGCAAACATCAAAGAAATCGATGGTCCGAAGTTTGAAAAGATTGCATATGCGATCAAAAAATATGCGGGTATTTTGCCGATTTCAAAAGAAATGCTGTCCGACACAGACCAAAATCTCATTTCTTACGTAAGCGCGTGGTTTGCAAAAAAAGATGTCGTTACGAGAAACAGCCTGATCATTGCAATCATGAAAACACTGGCAAAGAAGCCCGTTGCTAATGTAGACAGCTTGAAAGACATCTTGAACGTAGATCTTGACCCGGCGATTTCTTTAGTGTCCAGCATTGTTACCAATCAGGACGGTTTCAATTTCTTAGACAAGTTGAAAGACTCCGAAGGGCGCTACCTGCTTCAGCCGAATCCGCTAAATCCGACACAGAAACTGTTGTTTGCTCATCCGGTTACCGTTGTCAGCAACAAGTACTTGCCGAGCGCGACATCACCAAAGAAAGTTGCTCCGGTTGTTGTCGGGTCTCTGGCGGATGCAATCGTACTCTTTGACCGCCAGCTTATTACTCTTGAAGGCACCGGCATCGGCGGGAACTCATTCATCCGGGATTCTTATGACATTAAAGCAATTACAAGGCTTGACGTTAAAGCGTTTGACAGCGCCGCAGCCGTATACGGCGAGCTGACGCTTGCGTAAAGGAGGTATTATGAGCATTCTGGATGGCGTTAAAGCGTATCTCCGAGTTGACGGGAACCAGGAAGACGAGGTCATCCGGACACTCATCGATACCGCTAAAACGTTTATTTTGCAGGGGACGGGCGTCGAAGTCAAAGAGACTGACGCCCAATCTATCCTTTGTATGCATATGATCGTAGGCTATTGGTACGAAAACAGAAACGCAGTAGGACAGGGGGCAGAATTACCGTTCACAATTACCGCCCAGCTGCTGCAATTAGAAACGAGAGGTGAATGACATGCTGGTAAAAGCACTGGAGAAAATTATCATAAACGGAGCAATCGTTGATGTCGGCGAGACGTACGACGGAGCGGCGGAAGAATTAGATGCCTACATTTCCGGCGGATACGTAGAAGTACTTGAACAGGATGAAGACATGGAAGACGATCCGGCGGACAATCAGAATGAAGAAGTAGATCAGGAAGTAGATAAGGAAGATGAAGAGCCGGAGGAAACACCAAAGGAAAGACCAAAGACAACGAGAAAGACTGTCAGGCGCACGAAGAAAACCGGAGCGTAAAGTATGAATATCGGGAAGATGCGCCACAGGATAGCGCTTAAAAAGCCTGTTATCGGTGAGGATGTAGGATTTGGCTCCGTTATCAAATGGAAAGATGTCGGATCCGTGTGGGCGGAATTCTTGAAACAACGTATTACCCAAAGCGCGATTATGGGAGACGGCACGGCTGTCTTGATAACGCAAGGGATAAGAATACGGCCACGAGAAATCGAGAAAGGATGGCATGTTGAAGAAAACGGACGGACGTATAAGGTAATAGACGTAGATCGTTCGGATCCTGCCGTTTACGTATTAACAACAGAGGCGGTAGAAACATGAGCAGGCGCGGAATCGATATCAAGATGTTTTCAGGAGAGGTAGTCAAAAAAGCGGCTAACGACATCAAACGCTACGATAAGGAAACGCAAGGGAAAATCAGAAATGTCATTGCGAAAGGAACGATAGCAGTTATGAAAGCGGCTATTATAAAAGCGCCGATGGGGCCTACCGGAAGCCTGAAAGCAGGAATCCATTCCGAAATGGAACGAGAAAAGCCGCAGGGAATAGTGAAGAGCGACGCCCCGCATTCGCATCTCGTAGAATTCGGGACAGTTGAACGTATAGCATCAAACGATCCGCGCAAAGGCAAAAAAGCAATGCGAATAAATGATAAATTCGTAAGTGGAGTTATTCGCACAGGGAAGATGCCGAAGCGTCCGTTTATGCGGCCGGCAATGATGCAGGAGCGGGGCAAGATTGAAAACGAAATGGAGAAAATATTTCAATGAGACTTATCAGAGACGTACCGTCAACCGTTCTCAGGATGGCGGTTTTTAAATTGCTGAAAGAAGGTCAAACGATACCGATTCATGGCTCAGTTCCCAAAGGTGCGAAACTCCCGTATATCACCTTGGGCGCAGCTACGTTCAAGCCGTTATCAAATAAAGATCTGATTATCTGGGACGCATCATTGAACGTAGAAGTATGGGCAGGAGAGGATGGAAAAAAGCAAGTCAATGAAACGCTAAACGATATATGTGCATTGATATCTGCATACGGATGCGATATGGAGCTGCCTCAATATCGGATTAATAGTACACAAATTGATCTGGTAGAGGATTTTCCGGAAGTATCCACAGGTTATCACGGCACAGTAACAATATTATTTACTATTCAGAATTTTAACAAGAAAGAGGTATAAAAATGGCTAAATTATCAGCAGAAGAACTTAAAAAACTCCCAGTATATGAGGGGACATCTATGGCTACAGCGGGAAAAGATACCTTGCTGTATATAGACAAGGCAACAACCACGGGGAAAAAGCCAACATGGGTACTTGTCGGAGGACAGAGAAACTCACCAGTAGAATACAAAGCGGATTCTATTGATGGATCTCATAAGACTTCCGGCGGATGGGGAGAAACGCTCGCGGGTCCAAAGTCTTGGAGCATCAGCTATACAGGCTTGTTAGTCATGGATGATGCGGCACTGTCAATTATGGAGTATGCATTTCACCACGACATCCCGATTCATGTAAAAATCGCATATCCGGATAAGACCTGCCAGACCGGATGGGTTACTATTTCCGATTTCACAAAAGACGTATCTCATGACGGGGTAGCTACCGTTGCTGCTACGTTAAACGGAAAGGGACCGATTTCTGAAATTGCCGCTGACGATGTTACCGGAGGCTAATTATGCGTAAACCGATAGAAATCAAAATAGGAGAGTCAAGGTATCAGCTGCTATATACGGTAAGAAGCCTTGAGAGATTTGAGCAATATCTCGGAACGTCTCTCTTTTCAGTTATAAGTTCCGTGCTTGTTAACGGTGCAGTCGGAATGGTACAGAGTGCTACAATACACTTTATCATTTCCGGCTTGCGGGCCGGACTTTTAAACCAGTCGAAGAATTTCGATGCTTATGATTTCGTGGATATGTACTGTGAAAATGGCGGAAACATCGGAGAACTCGCAAAATACATCGTAGATGCGGTGGTTGAATCCGGACTTTTTACACAGGGGACGCCGAAAAAAGAGGCGCCGATGAAAAAGAAGAATCGCCGATAAAGACATTTGAAGACTGGATGCGGTATGCAGAACCGATAGCATACCGCATCGGTTTCAAACCGTCTGAATTTCCGCGGTTAACGCCGCTTGAATTCTATAGATATCTTGAGGCGAGCGACGAGCGTCGGCGCTCACAGGATTACAGAATAGCGTACTTCATTTCATGGCTAATGTCCCCGCAATTGAAAAAACCGATAGAACCGCATGAGATTGCGGACCCGTTATGGATTACAGAAGAAGATAAAGTGAAAAATGCAAAAAAAGAAATGGAATATTTGAAAAAAGTATTCCATTTGGAAGGAGGTGCATAAATGTCTACCATTTCTGATTTACAGCTTAAAATTGGCGCAGACTCGTCCGGGCTGCAAAAAGAATTAAACAAAGTACCGGGGGCTGTCAAGACAGCATTTAAGGTGAATCCGGTAAAAGACATGCAGTCCGCGCTGGAAGGAACCACGGGAAGTCTTGAAATGCTAATCGGTAAGTTCGGCGGGATGGCGGCATTGGCCGCATCGGGATTCGGACTGACGAACCTGATAAAAGGAGCCGTTGAGGCGGGAAACAGAACATACGAACTCGCACAAAGGCTGCAAATAACTAACGCTGAAGCTGCTAAATTCTCAAGAATACTCAAGCTAACCGGCGGTGACAGCGAACTTGCAGGGAAAGCATTTATGCGTCTCGACTCAACAATCAAAGGCAGTGGAGAGGCGGCCGAAAAGACAAGAGCTGTCTTAAGTGCCGTAGGTGTTACTCTGACAGACCAGAATGGTAAACTGTTGCCTCTTAACGATCAGCTCGCACAATTGGCGGCAGGTTATCAAAAAGCGTCACAAGCAGGATATGCTCAGGAGTTCATTATGAATACACTGGGCGCCCGTGGTCTGACGCTTGTTAAAACACTGCAAAATTACAATGAAGCATCAGAAAATGCGGCAAAAATAAAAGGATTAGGGCTTGACGCAAAGCAGATGCATGAAATAAGCGTAGAGCTTGATGTAGTGCAGGCGCAGCTCGGACAGCTCGCTATCGCAGGTGGCGCTATACTTGCGCCGGTAGCGAAAGAAGTATTGCCGCCAATTTTAGAGGGGTTGGCATCAACTGCTAAATATATAGCGGAAAACAAAGAAAATCTACTGTCGCTGACTAAGACACTGGTAGCTTTTACGGTGGCGTATAAGACACTGCAGGCATTGCAAAAAGCAAGAGCGGCGATGGGATCGCTTGCGTCAATTGGAACTGGAGATGTTTCAGAAGATGCGCTAACTGTACAGCAGGAAAAAAGCATTGCACGCCGGATAAAAAATATTGAAAAAGCGGCAATAGCAGAAGAAAAAGCATATTTGAAGACACTTAGTACAGCACAGATGACAGACGCTGAAAAGGAAGCAAGCTACTCAAAATACTGTGTCATGCGGGAAGCTAAAGCTGCCGAAACCGCAAGGGTGGAAGCCGCCCGCATGACAGCGGCATATCAAGAAATCAATATGCAGGCAAGGCAGTCAGCAGCGGTACAGGCGAGCGCGGCAAATACAGCAGCCGGTGCACATAAAGCCGCAGCAGGGAAGATGGTTGCGGCTAATACATTAGCCAGTGCGTCGAGCAATATGCTGGCGGCGGAACAAACAATGGTTACCGTTGCTACACAACAGACAGGAAAAGCCGCCGTGGATACTGGTATCAGAATGAACACAGCAGCGAGGGGGTCAATCGGTCCGTTGCGTCAGGCGGCAAGTGCAGTATGGGCACTGGCCGGAGGATGGCTGGGTGTAGCTGCGGCTATTGTAGCCGCAACGTATAAGCTGTATGAGTTTCATCAGGAAGAAAAGAGAGAGGCAGAAAACGCACAGTATGTAAACGTAAACGGTAAAGATTACTACTACAGCGAAAAAGACAACACGATGATCCGTGTAAAAGAAAATGGAACACGGATGAATGTTTATAGTCAAAAGGAAAATGATGAAGCCAAAGCGGCATGGGATAGGAAGTATGCTGCTGCTAACGAGAACTCTAAAAAACTTCACGAAAAATATGGTGACGGAACCAACATTGACAAAGGGGCTATAAATTCACAAATTGAGGAGTTAAAAGCCGCTTTTGAATCGGGAACATCTGCGACAAAAGATAATACAAAAGCGATTAAGGAAGCCAAAACGTATCAAGTAGAAGCGCCAATTGGTCAAGAGGTTGTAAACATAGCATCGAGGCATCCTGAAGGGGAACAATGGATGTCGCCGCTTGTTGAAGATGCCCGTGTGCAATGCGCCGCTTTTGTTTCCGCGTTGTATCAGGAAGCAGGCATACAAGGGTTGAACTCAATTAATGGGAATCAGCTTGTAAATCAGTTTGGCACGGCCTATCACACAGCGGGAACGGGATACGTACCGCAGGAAGGCGACATGATAGATTGGAAAGACCATGTCGGAATCTATGCGGGAAACGGTGAGTACATAGCAAGAAACTCGACCGGCGGAGTGCATCGCGGAAGTATGTCGGAAGCAAATCAATGGTTCGGTAATCCGCTTGGCTACGGATCGATAGGTGAATACACCGGAGGCAAAACAGTAACACTTACGACTGATGAAATCGGTAAAAAAGCCAATGAGGCGCTGAGACGGTTAAATCAGGCTAAAGAAGAGGCGATCCGGTTGTTTTCGACGATGCAGGAAGCTATAGACAGCGAAACTGAAGGTGCCTACATGTCAGGTATGAATAAGCTGGCGGAAGACATCAGACAGAAGCAGGAAGAGATTAACAAGCTATCTAATGCCGGTATTCCTAAAGACGCGGTAGAACAACTGCAAAAACAGCTCAGTACATACGGAACGGTTATGAAGCAGAAGCTGACCGACACGTGGACAGAAAGCTGGAACAAAATCAAGACCGAAACAAAGCAGATAGGTGCAGAGCTCACTGGAGACTTTAAAGCACTTGCCGATGCTGAGTATGAGGCTACAGTTAATGCGCTCAACAAAGAGAGAACAGAACGCCTAAAAGAAGTTTCTAAAAACAAAGAAGATAAAGAAGCGATGGTAGCTGTCGAAGAATGGTATACTGCTAAGACCGCTGAAGCCGCAAAGAAACGTACAGATGCATATAGAGAGTCGTTTGAAAAACAGGCAAAATACGCAATAGATAACCATCGTTCAGATCTGCTTAGGGCATTAACGAGCAGCCGCGACGGACAAGATTATATGAATTGGAAAGGGCAGACAGAAGCCCTCGAAACGTATCTGAGCATCTGGAAGACCGGGCATGAGTCAATGCAGTCGCAGATTGCAGAACTTGCGGAGAGCTCAACCGATAAATTCCAGGAATTTTTCCAAAGCATTTTGACAGGATCCGAAACACTCGGAGACTCGCTGTATAATCTCATCACGGGAATCGGAGAGACAATACTACAGCAGATTACGCAACAATGGGCGGGGCGGTTGACAGAATCTCTATTCGGCGGCAGCCTGCTCGGCGGGGGAAGTAATAATGACAGTAACGGCGGAACATATGACAATGGTATGAATACAATGTTTGATGCGTTCAAAAACAACCTAAGCGCGTCTAATGTAGCACTGGGACTTTTCTCCGGCAGCACACAGAAAGGCGGAATGGTCATGGGCGCATATAACGTCATCCAAAACGCCATTAACACAGGCACGAAACCGACAGAAGTCGGAGCAACCGTTACCGCTACAGGTGCTTTGGCAGCATTCACTACAGCAGTCGGTGCGGCTACTGTAGCACTGCAGCTTATGTCTGCAAAGTCGGGGTTCGGATTTGGCATGTTTGGATTTGCGACCGGCGGACCTATCAGCGGTCCGGGGACGGCTACATCAGACAGCATTCCAGCTTGGCTGTCTAATGGTGAGTACGTTCTCAATGCTGACGCTGTCAGAAAAGTAGGATTACCGCTGCTTAATGCAATCAATTCAGGACGTATGCCGCGTTTTGCCAAAGGCGGAGCGGTAAAGACTGCAGACATCCGGAATACAGAGTCAACAACGATCACGAAAGGCGGAAACAGATCAGTACATTTGGATATCAATACTCTTGATGCCGCATCGTTTGCTGATTTCTTGCGTAACGGCGCCGTAGATGAAATTCGGAAAGCATTTTTTGAAGAAGATTTGAATTTTGCTGGAAATAGCGGGGTGTTCTGATGATACTTAGGAAATTCCCGGAGGATCTTAACGGATTGGCTTGGGAAAGTATAAAATCGATGGACTGGAATACAAAAGTACAAAAATCGGGAAGCGGTAAAGTACGTACACTCACGACACAACTCTTGCCGAATTGGACGATAGAAACGAAATTTCAGATCTTGACAGATGAACAATATAGAAAGCTGCTGGGATTTGTAGCGCTCCTGAAGGGCGCGCATATCCCTTTTTTATGGCTTGACCCAGAAGACTATGAAGAAAAAGGAATACAGCTGCCACTGATCACGAACGGAACATATCAAGCCATTATGAAAATGGGCGACTATGTAGAACCTGTCGAGTATATCGAAAAAGTGACGGTATATGTAGACGGCGTGAAACAAGCAAGCAGTGCATACACGGTTACCGGCGGGACGGTGAAATTCAAAACTGCGCCGGCAAGTACGACAAAAGTTACAGCGGACTATACATACTATTGGAAAGTCATGTTTGCGGACGACGGAATAGATATCGAGCGGCAGTATCTTAACATTAACAAGTCTAAAACGTTTAAGCTGGAGGTAGTCCGATGAAAACAGTGAATAAATCTCTGGAGACCTATCTCGAGACAGAAAAGAACATAACGTCGTGCGATCTATACGAGCTTGTCTTAGATAACGGCAATAAGTACTACTATGCCGATACCGATATAGATATATCGTTTGGCGGGCATATGTACTTGCATAACGCATTGTTGATTAAGCGACAGCAAGTCAAAATACACGATCGTGTGGTAGTTGATACAATGACCGTTACTGTGCAGGCGGATATCAATGACAAGCTGGAAGGACTGCCGTTCTTGCAGGCGGCGCACAGCGGAGTACTTGACAGAGCTAAGCTGTATCTCCGGAGATGCTTCTTCCGCAATCAGTCGGTTGTCGGTGTTATCGACCTATTCGGCGGAAACGTCGAGGTCAAATCCGCAGGCGGCATCAAAATTGAACTGTCTGTCAAAGCAGAAACGCAAGGTCTCAACATGGAATTTCCTGTCCGCAGATATTATCCACAAGGAAGCTACACGACGAATGAAGACGGCGTTATCTACAGTAAAGAAACCGATGCCGCGACGCTGATTGCGCCGTTCGTACCACGGCGAGAGGTGCTCATATGACAGACGGTGAAAAGATAGCAAAAGCAGCTGCAGAATGGCTGGGCACGCCGCACATTAACGGAGCAAAGGTAAAGGCCCGCGGTGTAGACTGCGGCATGCTCCTGATTGGCTGCGTAGAAGACGCCGGACTGCTGAAAAAAGACAGTGTCCAGATTGAACCGTACTCTAACGAATGGCACTTGCACCATAGCGAAGAATGGTTCTTGAGCTACGTGCAGAAATATTGTGACGAAGTAGAAGATATACAGCCCGGGGATTTCCTGTTGTATCAATTCGGACGGTGCATTTCTCACGGTGCTGTCTATGTCGGAAAAGGACGTGTTATTCACGCTTATATAGACCGCGGCGTAGTCATGACGGACCTTTCTGATGTGATGTTTTTCGACGCAAAAGGCAGGAGCCGCTTGCGCGGCATATACCGATTTAATAGAAAGAAGGTGAGACGATGAGCTTTTTTCGCGGAAGAACAACGACAACACGGGCAAATAAGATAAGTGAATTTACTGTCAACACCGCGGAATACGGAGCCGTTGTACCGGAAATCATCGGTACAGTGCGAACTGCAGGGAACGTAATCTACTATGACGATTTCACAGCCCACGAACACCGAGAAACGCACAAAGCAGGGAAAGGCGGCAGGTCTAAGCAGGTCAGCATTACATATACCTACACGGTAGCGGTCATTTTGGGACTTTGCGAAGGTCCTATTTCTGGAATCGGCAAAGTGTGGATTGGTAAAAATGTACATAACTATCCGGCAGATGACATTCAGCTAACGTTATTTGACGGGGAAGAAAACCAGCAGCCTTGGGCATACACGCAAGGCAAGCACCCGGACAAGGCTCTTCCATATTCCGGGCTGGCTTATATGGCGGGCGTCATCGATTTAGGCGATTCCGGATCTATGCCGTCATACAATTTCGAGGTCAAAGGCAGGCTATTAGAGACTGGAGATGGTATTGACGTCAATCCCGCCGACTATATCAGATACGTACTTGACAAAATCGGTAAAAAAGACATGCAGATTATCGGATTGGATAATTATCGGAAGTACTGCAAAGAAGCCGACTTGCTTATTTCCTCTCCGCCGGACGAAGACGCAAAAGCCGCCCGGGAAGTCGTGAATGAAATCGCAAAATTGACCAACGCGTATGTGTTCTGGAGCAATGACAAGCTGAAGATCGTACCGCTGGCAGATAGGCCGGTCGGCAGTTGGGCACCGGATAAAACAGGCATTACAGACCTGACGGCGGATGATTTTCTGCCGCAGTCGGGCGGAGCACTTGTAACGTATAAAAGAAAAGACAGCTCCGCGATCTACAATCAATTTCCAGTAGAGTTTATCAACCGCGCAAACGGCTACGAAAAAGAATCCGTCAGCTACGAATTTACCGAAGATATCAAGAACTACGGCGTAAGAGCTGCCAGCGTAACGAACGCTCATTATATTTACACAAAAGAGCGGGCGGTAAAAATCGCTGAACAGCTGGCAAGAAACAATAAATACGAAAGAACGCAATACACGTTTAAACTCGATTGGAGCCTTTGCCGCTTAGAAGTCGGCGATTTAGTCAGATTGACCGATGAAAATTCGGGTATCTTTGAACAGGTCGCAGTTATTAACGGCATCACAGAAGGTACCGATGGATGCCTGACTGTAACCGCGATATCAAGAGCGCCGGGAGACTACCCCGCGGCAAAATACAACGTACATGCTAACGATAGGCCTTACATTGACTACAACAAAACCGCTCCAGATACTGTTCCGGTTATTTTCCAGCCGCCCGCGGATCTCACTGCGGATGGACTGGAGCTATGGATAGCTGCGAAAGGCAAAGCGGATGGCTGGGGTGGATGTACAGTATATGTCTCCGATGATAACACAAACTATCGCACAGTTGGGCAAATTGCAGGCTCTGCGCGGTGCGGTAAATTAACACAGCCATTGTCACCGATGCCTAATCACCCGTCCGGCAATCAAGTATTTGTGACGTGTAATGATCAGCTGCTTAGCGGTACAGCGCAGGACGCAGAACGTAAAAATACATTATGCTGGGTTGACGGCGAGTGCATGAGTTACATCAACGCTAATCTGCAGTCAAACGGTGCGTGGTTACTATCGGGGGTATACCGTGGACAGTGTAATACAGAAGTCCGATTGCACGCAAAAGATACGGATTTTGTCAGGCTGGATAATTCTGTGTTTAAAGTGCCATTTACGAAAGAAGATATCGGCAAGAAAATCTACCTCAAATTCTGCTCATACAACATCTTCGGCGCGGGCAATCAAGATCTGTCAGAGGTTAAAGCTTATGAGTACACGTTGGCACCGTACTACATCCCGCCCGTTACGAATATCACAGCATATAACCGATACAGACAGCTTGCCGATGGCGTGTCTCGCTATGACATTGTGGTCAACTGGACGCCGCCCGAATTGCAATCTTACCTGCAGGGCGACGTATGGTACAAAACAAGCAACGGGCAGGCAAAAGATTTGGTCATTAAAGAAGGCACCAAAGGCTCCGAACTCGGATTCAATGGTGAGTGGACATTCGGCGGCAGCGGAAAAGACCAGGTCGTCATTCCGCAGGCCATCGTCGGCGACACCTACCTAATCGCTGTTTGTACAAAAGATGAATGGGGTGAATCTACAAGTCCGGACACGTCGCCGCAGATGAAAATCCTTGTTGCACTCAAGACGGAAATTCCGAATACGCCCGACAGCTTCGGCATAGACTTCGGCTCGGTCTGCGCTGCAAGCTGGAAAGAAGTTACAAATACCGATGTCGCATTTTACGAAATCCGAACAGACGATAACGCCGGCGTTGAAACATCTGGATTATTAGCACGAACAAATAACCTGTCCGCAATATTACCGCTGACAGAACGAAGCGGGAAACTGTATCTGTACGCAAAGTCCGCAATCGGTAAATACTCCGCGCCGGCAATACTGCAGTATAACAAGCCGGTACCGAAGAAACCCAATCCGCCTGTGCTTACAAGTACAATCGGCGGTTTTGGGCTGACGGCAGAATCAATCCCCGCGGATTGTGCCGGCATGAACATCTACATTAACGGTACGGACGGGCAGAAGACAATCAAGACCGAAAACAACAGCTACAGTCACACTTGCGGTGCTGGAATCTACGATATCTCTATTGCGTACTATGACCTATTCGGTGAAGGTGAGAAATCAGGAGAAAGCCGTGTTACTGTCAAAATCTCAATCAGTAAAGAAATGATTGAAGATGAAGCGGTCAGTCTTGCGAAAGTAGACGCACTGGTCAAGCAGAAACTTGAAGAAGGCGCTATTGCGAAGCAAGACGTAACTACAATAGTCTCTAATCTCGGCAATCTCATGCTTGCAAAATCGAACTACAGCGCCATCGCTCAAATGACAGACGCTATTAATCTAAGAGTGCAAAAAGGCGATGTAATCAATCAGATTAACTTGTCACCGACTACAACGACGATAGCCGGTAAATATCTGCACGTCACCGGGCAGACCGTTTTTGACAATAACGTTATTGTGTCAAGAATGCTTGCTGCAAAAGCGGTTACTGCCGATAAGTTGGCGGTAACGAGTTTATCGGCAATAACGGCGAATATCGGTACATTACGGACGAAAACAAGCGGAGCAAGGACGGAAATTAAGGACAACCTGATTGAAGTATATGACAGTAATAATAGATTGAGAGTGAGGATGGGAGTGTGGTAAAAATGATGTACATGTTAATTGTAGTTGCGGTTATCGGTGTCATTGTGTATACGTACTTGAAAAAGAAGAAACGAGGTAACACAGAAAAGTCGCGTGAAGAAGAAAAGCCAGATGACGGCGGAAATCACACGGAAATTACGGTAAATGTACCAACAGAAAGAAAAGGGTACAAAGTTAAAGATGGGATTAAGAAAGAGGTGACAATTAAGTATATGCCGCAAGGGTTACAAGTTTTTGACGAGAATGGAATATGTATATTGAATCTCACTGAACGGCTAACCCGATATATCGGGAGTATTAACATATCGGGTACTCACGGAGAGGTACGCTTATCGGGGATACCGAGTGCGGATTTCTGGTTTGCTTGCACTAATATTAAAATAGATGGATACACATCACCGGCACAAAAAGAACTGATGGTACCAGGAATTACCTACAAAAATGGGGTTCTGCACTGGGATATCAATGTCTTAGGAGACGGAAAATCATTTAGCGCAACTGTCCTCTACGGGACATACTGAGGTGAAAACTATATGAGTAAATATGTTGAGGTATCTAATGTTTCGGGAAATATTGTTATAGATGATATGTACAGAAATTTGTGTTTGAAAAGAAAAATAAAATTACGAGACATCAGGACGAGCGAAGGTAGACACACTGTGATGCTGAACGATGACGAATTGCTCATAGGTGTCGGGAATCCCAAAAAAAATTTAATTCGAGCTGCGGTTATTTTTATTGAACCGCAAAAAGCGGAAATCATACCATACACGATATCTCAAGACGATAATATAGTGCCGGACCCCGAGGATTATGATGATGTGTATATTTACGTATGGGGATTTTACACCGGTGAATCTGGGTCAACTGGACTGGAAATCTATAATAATCAAGGGGATATCATATTCAGTTCGAATAT